TTGCTTCTGGACAAGATTTGACTACTGCATCGGGTGGGGCAACAACCGACAGCATTCAAAATGTCTCCCAGACCCAAACCAACACGGTTGCTACTATCAATATTGCCAGCGGGGTCAACACACGAGACTACACATTTTATTGTACTATGACAGACAGTACAGGTAGCACGGCTATTCGCTCAGTTAACTTGAAGGTAAGGACCCGGTAACTATGGCCTATGATTATCTCAACTTAACCAACGATGTTGCCAAACGCCTAAACGAAACGCAGCTAACCTCTGCGAACTTTGCTTCAGCTACAGGGTTTTATAATGCAATTAAAGAAGCTGTTAACTCTTCTATTCGTCACGTCAATCAGGCACACTTCGGTTGGTCGTTTAATCACAACAAATATGAACAAACCTTAACTGCCGGAGTTACGCGATATCCAATTCCGACGCAAGCTAAGTATGTTGATTTTGATACGTTTCGTGTTCGTCGTGATACTGCTCTGGGTGTCGGTCGCGCAGAAAATTTAACACTGATAAGTTACGATGAATATATAGATAGATACATCGATCAGGAAGATGAAACCAACGTGTCTTTAGGTGCTGTTCCTGAATATGTATTTCGCACACAAAACGGTGAGTGGGGTGTAGTTCCTATGCCTGACAAAGCCTACCAAGTTGATTTTGAATACTTTATGGACCCTGTCGATTTGGTTCTTTCCACTGACGTTCCAACTATTCCTGAACGTTTTCGTCACGTAATTATTGATGGTGCTATGTACTACGCATACATGTTTCGTGACAACATCGAAATGGCGTCTATTTCTCAAACCAAGTTTGACAATGGGATTAAACAGATGAGAACAATCAACGTCAACGAAAACATCTATATGAGAGCACGATAAGCTTATGCCGGATCGTTGGCAAACATACGCCCTTGAGTTTAAGGGTGGACTCATTACAAACGTGTCCCCGTTGCAGCACGGTATCAATGCTCCGGGGTCTGCCCGTATTCTTCGTAATTACGAACCATCTATCGAAGGCGGGTATCGATCAGTTCAAGGTTACGACAAATACGACAGTGACGTTGTTCCTGCGTACGGTACGCCTCTAGTTCACGGAAATGGGCAGAGTGGCACCACTTTAATTATAGGTAATATTTTTGAATCTCCACTAGCTGGAGATGTTGTCTCTTTAGACGGTGGCGCAGTAGACGGTGCAGCACAAACAGGCACAACCTTAAATGTAGATGGTTTGGATGTAGCCCCATCCGCAAACGACACATTTACTATTGCGGGGGACACAGCGGTATACACAGTCAGTGCCGCAACTGCTCTCGTAGGTACGGCATCCACTCTGACCATCACTCCGGCAATCGTAACAGCACCTGCAGACGATGCCGTTTTATCGTTCCGCTACACCATTGCAACAGGCGGCGTGTCGTTTAGTTCCGTGAACAAACGAGCAACCTTAACCCTAGATCAGACTATGGTCGTAAACCCATCTGATCAAGATGCGGTATCGTTTCCTACCGCTGCAGGGTTAATTTTAGGTGTTTCTAGTTTTGAAAGCTTTGTAGTTGCAGCCCGTAATTCAGACATATTTAAGTCGAGTGGTTCTGGGTGGACGAAGGTAAACACACCAAATTACGGGTCGGTTTTGGTAGATGGTGCCGCGCAAACAGGAACTAGCTTGGTTGTGGACGGTATCACGGGAACACCACAAGCCGGAGATACATTCACTATTGCTGGCGTAGATCTAATCTACACCCTCACTGCCACCCCGACGGTTACCAGCGGATCTGCAACGTTTGCTATCGATCCGGCTTTGAATAGCAGCCCTGCAGACAACGCTGCAATCACGATGCTAACTACAGATCGTTCGGGGATGGCTAAACATAGGTTTGCCCAATTTAATTATAATTCAACAGATTACTTGGCTGGTGTAGACGGTGCTAATGTGCCGTTTGTATATGACGGTAGCACCTTTACTGCCCTCGACGGAATCCCTACAGATGGTATAGGTGCAAGTCACGTAGCTAATTTTAAAAACCAACTTTTCTTTGGAAAGGGATCTACCCTTCTTTTTACAGCCCCGTTTACTTTCGACGACTTTTCTGCTGCAAGTGGCGGCGGAGTAATAAATGTAGGAAATGAAATTTCGGGCTTGATTATTTTTCGAGAACAGCTTATAATATTTAGTGAGCGTACTATTTTTCGCTTGGTTGGTAATACTATAGGTGATTTTCAATTACAGCCTATTACTCTAGATACAGGGTGTGTCGAAACCGACACTATTCAGGAAATAGGGGGAGATGTTGTTTACTTGGGGCCGGATGGTATTCGCAGTCTTTCTGCAACCGACCGCGTAGGAGATTTCAGTTTAGCCGTCGTATCGAAGGTTATTCAAAATAACGTAACAAACTTTGTAAATCGCAACACTTCGTTTAGTAGCGTAGTAATCAGACCGAAGAGCCAGTACAGATTACTTGGATACAATGCAAACTTTTCGTCTGATTCAGCACAAGGGGTTATAGCGTCTCAAACGGCAGATGGTATGCAATTTGCGGAATTGAGAGGATTTAAGGCGTACGTTGCCAGCAGTAATCTAAATGCAGATATAGAAACAATCGTATTTGCCAACGATTCAGGCTACGTATATCAGATGGAATCTGGAAATAGTTTGGACGGGCAAGATATCTATTCAACATTTGCCACACCGTACATTCCAATAAACGATCCGCGAATCCGCAAAACAATCTATCGGTTGGTTTTGTACACAGATCCACAGGGAAGTTTCTTTTCAGAGATAAACCTGCTTTTTGATTTTAATGAAGCTGGGATTATTCAACCGACGCCTTTTGTATTCGATAACTCAGCAGCATCAAACGCTCCTGCTTTTTACGGAACTAGCATTTTTGGAACATCGACATACGGCGGTACACTTCAACGAATATTTGAGAGCCAGACAGTAGGCTCTGGGTACGTTGTTTCTTTACAATTTAGAGCAAATTCAACAAACCCACCACACTCTTTAGATTCAGCCACGCTCGAATATGGCACTTACGGGCGGCGATAACGGAAGGACAGAATTATGGGTACAGGTTACACACGGAACGACACCCTAAACAATATTGCAGACGGTAACATCATCAACGCTTCGGATATTGATGGTGAATATGATGCTATTGAAGCCGCCTTCAATGAAACTACAGGCCACACCCACGATGGCACGGCAGCAGAAGGTGCGCCTATTACCGTCTTGGGTCCGGTTCAAGATTTCATTGCAAGTGCCACAGAAATCAAACCAAAGACCACGAACACGTTGGATATCGGAACCGTTTCTCTTCAGTTCAAGGATATGTATCTCGACGGGACTGCCTATATTGATGGTTTGGGCGAAGACATCTTGGTTGCAACCGACAAGAAAGTACAGTTCCGTGATACAGCCCTGTTTATCAACTCTAGCACAGATGGTCAACTCGATATTGACGCAGACGTTGAAGTTGAAATTACCGCGCCTACCCTCGATATCGATGCCTCTACTGCTGTAACTATCGATACTGCCACACTCACAATCACAGGTTCTGCTAACGTAGTTGGTGACCTAGACGTTGACAACATCAACATTAATGGCAACACCATCATCAGCACAGACACTAACGGGGATATTAACATATCACCAGATGGAACTGGTACTGTTGTAATTGATACAGACCTTGACGTTGACAACATCAACATCAATGGCAACACAATTATTAGTACAGACACTAACGGTGATATTAACATATCGCCAGATGGAACTGGTACTGTTGTAATTGATACTGACCTCGATGTAGATAATATAAATATTGATGGTAACACTATTATCAGTACAGACACTAACGGTGATATTAATCTGTCACCTAACGGTACAGGCACTGTAGTTATTAACACTGACCTAGACGTTGACAACATCAACATCAATGGCAACAGCATCATTAGCACAGATACCGATGGTAACATTGCCCTGACACCTAACGGTACAGGCGAGGTTGATATTAGCAAGGTGGACATTGCTTCTGGTGAAATAGACGGAACAACCATCGGTGCAAACAGTGCTGCTGCTGGCACATTCACAACACTTTCAGCTACAACACTTGGAAGTGCCGTAGACCTAAACAGCCAAGCACTTACAAATGTAAACATCGACAGTGGTGCTATTGATGGTGTCACGATTGGCACAAACTCTGCTGTAA